GATGCCCGGATTGCGGTGTGGTCATCCTTGTACGACCGCGCCATCAATAACATCAACACTTCTGACCAGAATTCTGAGTTTGCTGGTGTTCCCCTATCCATGTCTGTCACGTCGAGGTAATCATGTCTGAAATGTCAAATTATTTGGAGAATGGCTTACTAAACGCCGTTCTCCGCGCTACGTCTTACACATCCCCCACGACCGTCTACGTCGGTCTTTACACCACCGATCCGGGCGAAGGCAACACGGGAACGGAAATCTCCGGGAATTCTTACGCCCGCAAGGATGTAACCTTTAACGCGCCCTCCAACGGCGTTTGCACCAACTCCGCAGCGGTTGAGTTTGCTCAAGCAACCGGCTCCTGGGGTACGGTGTCGCACGTTGGCCTGTTAGATGCAATCACCTCTGGCAACCTGTTGTTTTATACAGATCTCACAACCTCCAAAACCATTGAGTCTGGCGACATCTTTAAGATTGCTGCTGGCTCGTTAAGCGTCACGCTTGCCTAATGTCTCTCACGTTAGAACAACTGGATCAACTCGGCACGCTGGATTCGATGCCGCAGTATCCGTTGGATGCAACGTGGTATGTAGATAAAGTCTGCGGCCCGTGGTCGCTAGACGCGATGGACGCATTTGGAACCCTAGATTCTCTGAACATTGCGATGGATTCAGAGGTCTGGGGAACCGCCTGTATTTACTTTGATGCCCCGGCAAGTATTACCGCCGCAGGGACAATGGCCGCAAGCGCCCAAAGGGAACTTACGGGCCAAGCCCTAGTTGTGGCAGAGGGAGCTATGCAGGCGGGGGCTTTTGCAATTCGTAGCGGAGAGGCGCTGATTGCAAGCTCGGGAACCATGACCGGAGCCGGTAATTTAATCAGGTTCGGTCAAGCCCCGATTACCGCATTTGCAACAGTATCGGCAACGGGCAATTACACCGCCGCCGGTGCGGCTAGTGTCACGGCAAGCGGAACTGTAAATTGTGCAGCGGAAATTATTGCCGGAGCAGATATTCAGGTTATTTGCACCGCAACAGTCAGCGCAACACCGCAACGTGTTCGTCTGTTCCAGGGTTTAATTTCTGCATCTGGAACCATAAGCGCGGCGGCTGATCGGGTTAGGACAGCCCAAGCAACAATACAATCAAATGCTTCTGTGTCTGCTCAAGCAAACTTTACAGCAGCGGGGCAGGCAAATATAGCCGCATCTGGGACTCTGGTAGCAAACGCAAACGCTACATTTGCAGCAACGGCAACTGTCTCAGCAAGCGGCACTCTAACGGTAATCGGCAAGATTCTCGGAGAGGATTGGACCAACGTGACAACCGGACCAAATACCTGGACAACGACTTCTGCGGGGCCAAATACTTGGACGCCCACAAATATCGGAACAAACTCTTGGACGCCTGTCTCGGCAGGGTCTAACACCTGGACAACGAATACGGCTGGAAACAACACATGGCAACTAGCAGGGTAAGTTTTGGAGAATGGCTACCAGACCAGCCCGGACTGACGGGAACGGTCAAGGAAGCTCTAAATGTGTCGCCGCAGGCTGTCGGATATGGTCCTATGCGCTCGCCTGTTGATTACTCGCAGGCCGCATCGGAGAACATCAACAACGTGGTGGCTGGCAGAAACCCGTCTACCGGCGCAACAGAAGTATTTGCTGGTGGCGAAACCAAATTATTTAAGCTCGACTCTACCGATTTGTCTTTGGACAATGTTTCTAAGTCTGGCGGTTACACAACCCCAACCGAACAAAAGTGGCGCTTTACACAGTTTGGTGATGTGCTGATTGCCGCCAATGGCGATGAGATTCTCCAATACTGGTTGCTGGGCACATCTACTGCTTGGGCAGATTTAGATGCCGCCGCTCCGACCGCACGATACGTCACCGTGGTTCGAGACTTTGTGGTTACCGGGTATACAAGTTCTACAGATTCACAAAAAATCCAATGGTCTGCGATTAATAATGAGGCAGAGTGGACCCCAACCGCTACCAACCAAGCTGACTTTCAGGTGATCCCTGACGGCGGCGCTGTCCAAGCAATTACTGGTGGTGAGTTTGGCCTTGTGTTGATGGAAAAATCCATCTTCCGGATGTCTTACGTTGGAACTCCAGCAATTTTTCAGTTTGACAACATTTCGCGTAACCTGGGATGCTTTGAGCCGAACTCTGTTGTTCAGTATCAGGGCGTGACCTACTTTTTAGGGGACGATGGCTTCTATGCGTGCAACGGTACTCAAGTGGTGGGAATCGGTACAGAAAAAGTTGACCGATATTTCTTTGGCGATCTCGACGAGGCTTACTCGTATAAAATCTCGGCTACGGTCGATCCGATCAAAAATCTGATTATTTGGGCTTATCCGTCATCTGGCAGCAACGGAAACGTAGACAGCCTAATGATTTACAACTTTGAGATCCAGCGGTGGTCTCACGCTGAAACAACGGCTGATTTTGTATCCCAGTCTGCTACTCCGGCCTATACATTAGAGGCGTTGGACGTCTTTGGAACGCTAGATTCTCTGACTTCTAGCCTTGATTCGCGTATCTGGACTGGTGGTAAGTCGCAGTTTGTGGGTGGAAATGGTGCAAAAATTGTCACCTTCTCTGGGGCAAACCTTACCGGAACCATCAACACCGGCGATATTGAGATTCCTGGCTCCTACAGTATGCTGAACATGAGCCGCCCGCTTGTTGACAACGGCGGGGCATCTGTAGCCTACGCAAGCCGTAACCGCCTTGCAGACGCCGTGACATTTAGCGCTTATAGCGCAGCCGATAGCGAAGGCAGAGCCGCGTTTAGGACGACTGGCCGTTATCACCGCCTCTCAATTCAGCCCTCTGGGTCGTGGACAACGGCAATCGGCATTGATTACGACATCGTGCCAGCGGGTGTAAGATGAATTTTAGGGTTTTACCGTATCAGGGTGGATCGCCTCGTGAGATTTCCGAGGTGGTCAACAACATTATGAACGGCAAGACCAACAATACTGGCTCTGTAACGATTGCCACAGGTGGTGCTACCACAACCACCATCACGGATGCGCGGATTGGTGGTGACTCTGTAGTCATTTTGGTTCCGACCTCACAGACTGCTGCAAGCCAAGAGTTCCCCTACGGGTCGTTTAGCAGCACGCAAGACCAAACTATCGCAAGTACGACAACTGCGTATGCGATGACGTATGACACCACGGACTTTTCTGATGGCGTGACGTTATCCAACAACTCTCGGCTGGTTGCCGGGTATTCAGGGATTTATAACTTGCAGTTCAGCGCACAGTTAAACAACACCAACGTACAGATTCAAGACGCAAGTATTTGGTTCCGTAAGAACGGCACAGACATCCCTAACAGCAACAGCGACTTTTCCGTACCAAACAGTCATGGCGGTGCAGATGGACGTTTGATTGCTGCGTTAAATTTATATGTTGACCTTGCAAAAGACGATTACATAGAGATTATGTGGAGCGCAACCAGTACCAACGTGTCATTAGAGCAAATACCAACGAGAAGCAGCCCGACTAGACCTGCCACACCGTCTGTAATTGCAACCATGCACTACTTATCCACAAACGGATATACCAGCAATGTTTATTTTGATCCTTTCGTTTCTGCAACTGCTAATGGAAGCGCGACGATTTCTCACGCCCCCAACAGCATTGCCGGAAGAACTTTTGATTACGTTATCGTAGGGTGACCAATATGGCTTTTGAAACACAAGAACAAAAAGCTCAGTTCATACAAAGACTAGCAGCAGACCCGTCATTTACGGCATCTCCGTTAGCGACTCAAAATAACATTATCAATACCTTTGGTATAAGCCAACAGGATATTGCTACTGCGCTAAACGCACCTCTGAGCGCGGTGCAGTCTTACTTTGCCCCGCCTGCCGCGACTCCGGCTGCAACTCCTGCCGCGACTCCAGCCGCAGCCCCTGCCGCTACTACTGCAACCCCTGCTACTACGGCAACCCCTGCCACAACTACGGCAACCCCTGCCACAACTACGGCAACCACTAGTCCTGTTAAAGCCCCTGCTACTACCCCTGTTGCACCGGCTGTGGACCCGCTCATGCAGTTTTTGACTGCAAACCCTATGGCAACAGATGTACAGATTGCCCAATGGATGCAGACCAACAAATACACCCCAGAGATGGTTGCAAAAACGACAGGACTTCCGATTGCGGATGTTCAGTCCCGGTACTTTACGGCCACTCTTCCGTCAGCACTTCCTGCCGGCACAAACGCACAGTCACGGATCGACCCTGCACTTCAACCCTACTTGCAGATGGGGTTACAAAGAGCACAGCAGTTATTCCTGACAGGACAACAGCCACAACTTTTTCCGGGTCAGATGTATGTTTCGCCAAGCGAACAAACCCTAGCCGCCCTGTCCCAACAAGAAGCACTTGCCCGTGGCGCACAACCCTCATTAGAAGCCGCACAGAAAGCTTATCAGGCTTCCTTGGGGCAACTAGGCCAAACCGCCGCCGGAGGGTTCCTGCAAGGCTCTCCGATGCAACAACGGGCAATTGAAGCCGCTACCCGACCGATTACCCAACAGTTTGAGTCTCAGGTTCTGCCGGGGATTGCTAGCGGGTTTTCCAGAGCTGGTCGCTACGGTTCTGGTGCAATGCAAAGGGCGCAAGCCGCAGCCACAGAGGCTTACGGTCGCGCATTGGGTGATGTTGGCACGAACATTGCATACCAAGATTACAGCCGCGAGCGTGGACTCCAGCAACAGGCTCAACTGGCTCAGTCTTCTTTGGCACAAGCCGCCCCTAGTTTCTTCCAAGCATCTTTCCTGCCATCACAAGCATTGGGTCAGGTTGGAGCCGCAAGAGAAGAAATCGCCGCTCAGCCCCTGCAAGAGCAGATCCAAAGATTCCAATACGGCCAACAACTTCCCTACCAGCAACTCCAAGGGTATCTGTCAAGCGTCTACGGAACCCCAATGGGACAATCACAAGCGATCATGCCGCAGGCTCAGACAAGCAGAACCGGACAGGCTATTGGACTTGGAACGCTTGGATTCTTAGGCGGTAAAGAAATTGGTGGTTCAATATTTGGCATACCAAACTCTATTCTCGGTGCTGCGGTTGGAGGACTCTTAGGATTCAGGTCCTAAATGGCTATTACATCTGAAGACATCCAAAACTTCTTAGCGGCCAATCCGGGCATGACAGATGCTCAGATTGCGGCTGCTATGCAGACCTATGGCGTAAATCCAGCGCAGGTTGCTTCGGCAACAAACTTATCGCTTGCTGATACTCAGTCTAGGTTTGATGTTGCAAACAGGCAAAACATAAACCAGCAAGTCACAACGCTTGTCTCTGAAATAATGGGCAGGGGTGGAAACGAGTTTGATGTTGCTAGGGAGGCAAGCAAGTTAAATCTCACCGCAAAAGACTTATCCACCGCACTAAAACTGCCAGAGCAGGAAATTACTAAGTTATCTGGTGGATTATTAAACGGTGTTCCTGCTAGACCTACATTTAGCGGTGTTGCGGCAGAGTGGAATAAGTTACATGAGGCTAGATTTGGAACCCCTCTAAACCTAGCAAGAGCTGCTCCAGAAGATGTCCAAAGACAAGTCGCCGATCTTCAATCAGAAACACAGCGCCAACAAAGCGCGTGGGACAAGTTGTACGGAAACACCCCAGAGGCAAAGGCAATTGCAAAAGAGGCTCCTCCTGACTGGAGACAAGTTTTTGAGCCTTACTCCAGAGCTTCTGTTGAGCGGTTTGGTAGCACCATTGACCGCCCGTGGTCATCGGACGAAGGATCAATAAACCAAAAGCGTATTCTTGACGACCAATACATCAAAGCCGTCCAAGACTACAACAAAAAATATGGCACAAATCTTGCACCAGACCCATCTGTATTGGGAACCCTCGCACAACCCAACGAGATTGTAAAAGCCCCAGAAAAAGACAAGTGGTATGAAAATCCGCTAAACATTGCGGCTCTTGCCGCCGCCGCTTACTTCGGTGCTCCGTATCTAGCAGAGGCATTTGGTGGAGCCGCTGGCGCGGCTGGTGGCGCTGCTGGTGGCACGGGTTTAACAGCAGGCGCAGGCGGGGTTACAGGTCTAACCGCTGGCGCTGGTGGTGTAACTGGCTTGGTAGCACCGGCAGGGTTTACATTAGCCCCAGAGATCGGTGCTAGTCTGATAGCTGCTAGTGCTTTAACTCCTAGTGGAACTCCTAATTTA